TTCAAAGTAAGCACTACTACCAAACGTGGAGTGATGGGGTATCGGATGATGTCACATCATGGTATTGGGGACCGCCCTTGGACCCCGAATCATTCAAAAACTACAAAATTCATCCAGAGTAAACCAATTGTAAATGTTAAGAGGGGGCAAGAACCCCCTTTTTAGTTGTACCAAGTTGTTTTTTCTACTATAGTTTGTATTGTAAATATTGTTTACATACAACTCCCGAGAGTCCCTGTTTAGTGACGCTAAATGGGGGCTCATAAAATGAAAGGCGGCAACATGAGTAGAGCAAAAAAAATAGCAGATGCTATTAAGAAAGCAGCACCAGCAATAAAAGGTGGCTATGCAGCCGCTAAAAGTGCAGTTGGTAAAATTACTAAAAAAACAGATTTAGAAAAACTAGCAGAACAAATTAGAAAACAATCTAAAGCTGCACATCAAGCTGGAATGAAAAAGGAAAGCAACGCATCTAGATTTGTTAAAAGAAGAAAACAACTTAGAGGTAGAAAACCTAAAACAGCTGGAACGCTTGGAACGTACGCCGTTGGAGTGGCTGCTGGATCAGGGGCCACGGCTCTTGGTATGAAACATAGAAAAAAGAAAAAGGCGAAAAAATAATGCCTCAAATGCGAACAAAAAAACAATTCGAGCAAAAGCGAAAAGACGACAGAAGACAAGAACGGATTAAAAGAATTGGAAATAAAATGCCAAGTCCAAAAAGTTTGGGAAAAATAGCATTAAAAGCTACCCCTCCTGGCATGATGCTCACAGCAGCACAGAAAATTAAAGAGGAATTTAACAGGTTAACGAAGCGTAAAAAAAAACCTGAAGCAAAGACAGGTCCTGTTAAAAAATCTAAAAAAGTTCTTAGAACAAAAAAACGATCAACAAGGGGAAAAGAAGGCGCTCCAATATCATATATAAAAAACAAAAAAAGGAAGATGTAAGTGGTAAAAAAAGCATCCAAAACGAAACAGTATAAAATTAATGTTAAAGGTGTTGGTTATAAAGTACCTGCCAGTCAATTTTTAAAAAAAGCGTCCAAATTAGGCATTAATGTTAAAAAAGGACAACGAATGAAAAGTAGATGAAGAAGAGGAGAAAATAACATGGGTGGATTGGTACGATTAATAGCAACTATTGGAATGGCAGGTCTTAAAGCTCTTAATAAAGCTGGTAAGAAGAAAAAAAGTGGTCCTGGATTGAGTGATTACTATCATAAACGAACTAAAAAGAACCCTACTGTTTTGAGTAAATCTTATTACAAACCAACTAAAGGTAGACCCACTGTTTTAAGTAAATACTATAAGAAAAAATGAGCAACCAAGAGATATTAAAGCAACGCGATTTACTAGACGCGATCCTCGCATCACGGACCAACCAATACGAACGAATTCAGTCCATGGAAGTCATGGATTCGATATATTTTAGAGAAAAACTACCTGAGAATGTGGTATTATTTCCATTACAAAGGATAAAACGGTATGTACACCAAACTACCAGAAAGCCCAGTAAGAAAAGTCTATAAATGTAGACACTGTGGAGATGTCTCCATAAAATTTTATAATCCAAAACACGATAGAGTATACACTGCTGAAGAATGGGAAATCATCATGACTGATGGCAGACAGGCATTGGATAAAGCACTCAGATTGGTGCGTGAAGATCCAAAGATGTTTTCATAAACAGCTATTCTTATAGGTTTTTATGTAACTTTATGTAACTTTAAGGTATTATTAAGGTTACAAAATATCTATATTTTACGAAAATAACTCGCATTTCCCACAAAAGTTTTATATAAATTAAGTTTGTAAAGAAAACATCTATTGAAATGATGCATTATGGAAGAAAATAAAGAAGTATTTGTACCACAACCAGTCTCAGACGCATTGTTTGATGACAAAATTACACCGAAACAAAGAAAATTCATACTATTGCTGGTGCATTCAGAAGGGCTGAAGACTGCAACTCAATGTGCAGTTGAGGCAGGTTATGCAAAAAGAAGCGCATTCATGATTGCATCTCGGTTGCAGAATGTAAACAAATACCCGCATGTGGTGAAGGCAATTGATGCTGAGGTGAGAGCAAATACCGAGAGATATAGATGTACGCAAGAAAGGTCGTTGGCTACATTAGCACGCATTAGAGATCAAGCATCTCAACAGGGGAACTGGAATGCTGCCGTAGCTGCGGAGACCAGGCGTGGACAGATTGCTGGGTTGTATGTTGATAAGAAAGAGATACTCACAGGTACGATTGATTCCATGTCGAGAGAAGAGGTAGAGAAGAAGCTACAGGATTTGAAAGAACAGTACAGTATTGAAACTACGTTTGAAGAAGTTAAAGAACTAGAAAATAAAGCTTGACTATAAAATAGAATGGGACTATATAGTTCTAAAAAGGAGAAAGTATGATTAATGAAAAAATGACACCAATGCAGGTTTTAAAAGTTATATCTGGTTTGTGTAAGACTAATAGTAAAGCAAATTGGGATATACTTTTACTCGAATCAAAAGTTGAAGATGAATTTAAATTTCTCGCCAACATGATTGATTCGTATGTGGAGGAACAAGATAAAGGATCAGAAGGAGCTAACCAATGATTGTTATAGTTAGACCAGACTTATATGAGTATCATGCATTACCTATGACAGACGATTTGTTCTGGCGTAGAGTAGAGAATTTGAGGCGTGCAGCGCTGACTGCTGAGGACTTTGAGTTTAGGTTGTTGTATTATAATCAAATGGTTGAACTGATGAAGAGGTGTCCATGAAAGATAGTAATTGGGATTTTGTCTGGATGGCGATTGGATTGTTGTTGGTTGTAGGTCTTAAACCACTAATCATAATCTTGGCATTGTTATCTATGTTGATATATTTCTTTTGAAACCAGAAACTAAATATTGGAAGTTAATTAAGAAAAATATGCCAGACATTTTCTGGACTCGTATCGAGAGTTGGTCAATGCCTGGCGTACCAGATTGTTATGGTTGCAAAGACGGAATTATGTTCTGGGTTGAATTAAAGATAACTAAAGATAAAAAAATAAAGTTAAGCCCTTTTCAAAAAGCGTGGCATTTTAACCATGCAAGACAAGGTGGAAGAAGTTTTATTATGCTCCTGTCCCTCGAAGAGAGCTTATCCTGTATCTTTCCGAGCTCCATTGCCGTGAGCCACGCTGCATTGGACAGCTCCATTGCTAGTTTTACCCATCCCGTCCCTGGTGATTCAGGATCCTGGATGCGGGCCCAGCGGTACCTTCTCCATTCTCCATTGCCTCCATCACCGCAGAAACCCAACCTTTCTAGTAAGTAGTCTTCCCGCAGCAGGTGCAGCAGACGCACGTGCCGTGCTTCTCCATCAGCCAGAAACCTAGCATTTCTGGGGCATCTCGGATCTCAGTCCTGGTGCAGCGTAACCTGCTGCCAGGGAAGTTCTCCATTACGCATCGCCAGAAAGGTAAGAGTTGTGGGACTGTAGTAGTTACAGTACTCAGGAGCATCTCCAGCTGAAGGAGCTGTGGTTGGATGAAGCTAACTAATTTTTTTTACATCTCTGGGATGAAAGTTCTTGACTATCTAATAAGATGGGACTATATAAGTACTTGAGGTTGGCAATGGATCTTCGTCCTTGCTCGGTTGATCAGAAGCCCGTTCGAAGTTCCCATACCTCAGTGGCTACTGAATCCGTTTAGAAGTTTTGCAAACGGCCACACGTCACATGTAACTACGGGGTTGGTCTCGAGACAAAAGTTACACAACGCCAACCCCATTACATTAGAAAGGAATAACATGAGTGCACTAGAGAAAGAAAAGAGTTGTCAGGAGCTGGTCCACGGCCAGTGGCAGCAGAGGCAGGAAGATCTGAAAGATCCTGAGTTTGAAGGATTAGGCTTTGATTACGTTGAACCGCATACATTCAATGACCAACCCGAAGGGTATTGGCGTTGGCAGTTCAGCTGGGGCGGGCCCAGCGACGAGCTGCGCGCATACGTTAACGAACACCGCGAAATCCATCGGTTGGAATACTGGTACCTGGACTGGTACGACGGCGCATCCATTCAGGTGAACCAGGACGCTGAAGCCTGGACTCAGATGCAGGAGATGGTGCACGCATCATGATCCTGCTGCTAATCGCATTGCTCCTGCTTGCTATAGTAGGAGCTGCAGGAGCGTTCCTGGTAACACATGTGTTCCTGGTGTACTTCTGCATTACCTTTGTGTTGTATTTGCTGGGAGTTGTCTGACTCTAGTTGTTCCCCGCAGCTGCCAGACGCTGATGCCGAAGCTGGTGTGGATAAATAACTCTTGACTATCAAATTAAATGGGATTATAGTAGACTACATTAACAAAGGAGAAAGTATGGGACTAGACCAAAGTATGTTAAGTACATCAGGCGAGAAAGATTACTACTGGAGAAAGCACGCAAGGTTGCAAGTATTCATGGCTCGCAAATGGGAAGAGAAGAATGGTAAGCAAGATGATGAATCTGCATTAAGTCATCTTGGATTTAATTCAGGTGATAAGCCATTAGTCTTGGACAGGGAGATGCTGGACGAGTGGGAAAATGAGATAGAAGCACAATACTATAACTCATTTGCATCAGACGGATTCTTCTGGGGACAACAGTTTCAAGAAGAACAAGTCAGGGAGTACAACCAGCAGGACAAAGAGGCGTGTGATTGGGCGAGAACACAAATCGACCAAGGGCATACCATTACCTACGAGTGCAGTTGGTAGTTTCCATTTCCATCACGGGCTGACGCCCGTGGTGTTTTTTTATTATAGTAAGTTCAGGGGGGACGTCACCTGCTGACGGAAGCTCGTGTGGAAAAAAAATTAATAATAAGTATTGACAAATAAAGTGGGACATGCTATATAGATAATATTAACTAGAAAGACGAAAGGAGAATAAAATGTCAAAAGCAGTTAATATATTAGAAGTGCTAGAAAAAGCACACCAAGAGCCTTAACAATGCAAAAAGTTCTAGCTGACTTTATCAAAGTAAACCGACAACTAATGATAGACTTGGCGTTTGGCGAAAACGCTAACCTATTACATGGGAAGGATTACTCACTTCATGTCACACAAAAATTGGGAGCGAAGATTGACAGTACCCTTGTCAAAGAAAAGCTTGGCGAGTTGGAATACCATAAGTGCAAAGTTCCGACAGAATATAAAACAATACAAGCTATGCCTTTATCGGAAAGCACGGTTTCGAGAAATAAAAAGGCAACGATTGATGAAGTAGCCGACTTCAGAATAACTGCATAACAGTTTGCGTAGTACCGATTAATTGCCTACGCATTACCCATCACCGATAAATCGGTGGTGGGTTTTTTCTTTTAGTTAAAGTACCACACAAGTCCCCGCACGGAAGTTCCATCTGCATTACTGCGTCATGTTCTTTAATTCGTGTTGCTCTAAGATAGTTTTGGCACCATGCGTGCGTCTGGTCGGTCGTTGTCAAGTAAAAAAGTTATCCACAAAAAAGATTTTATTTTCTTGAGTATAAGATAAAATGGGAGTACTAATTCTTAAACAATAAAACAAAGGAGTTATAAATGCCTGATAATAACGACAATGACTTAAGAAACAGATTAGCTGTTTTAGAACAACAACTAGGATTAAGAGGTAATACTGATGTTAACACTAGGAATAATACTAACATTCAAAGTGATTTGTTTGATTCTTCTAGCAGTATTAATTGGAAGGCTCTTTATAAACTATTAGAGAGTGAGG